GCGGGGGTCGCGCGGGACGCCCGTATGCGCTGCCACACGGTCCCGGACGGTCAGAAACCGGGCCAGGGCTGCAAATTCGGGGCGCAGGCGGCCCGCAGCGTCCGGGCCGGGGGGTAGGTGGCGGGGCAGGTCTTGCGGCGGCCACACGGCCGGCGGCGTCTGAGTCGCCACCATGGGCGGGAATCGGGCCGGCGGGGGCGTGAACGTGTGGGTTTCGTCCATCGCGGCAAACTGGGCGTTGTGGTCGGTCATGGTTGCACCTTGTGAGGTTGGACAGATTGGGCGGCGGTGTACGCCTTTGCGATTTCGGCCGCGCCCACGATTCGCGCGTGGGGATGGTCGGCCAGGATGAACAGTTGCGGTTTTTTGTTGTCGGGCTGTACCGGGTTGTTCACGCGGCCGTCGTGCAACCCAGGGTGCAGGATGTAGCCCATTGACCGCAGCATTTCGAAGCGGCGGGCGCGTGAAATTTGGTTGCCCTTTTTCAGCGTTTCGGTGATAAGGCGGTCAAGCATGATCGAAGACACCCAACCACCCATGAACCCGGGGGTTTCCTGGGCGATGACTTCCGCAATTTCCTGTTCCACGTTGCCGCGCGATTCGACCATGACCGCTTCGGTACTGCTATTCACTGGCGCCCGCGACATGTTGGCCGGGTTGTACTCGGGGGGAATGGGGAAGGTGTGCAACAGTTCGGCCACGATGGCGAAGCCGTCTTTTTGCTTGAGCCATGTCACGATACCGTCGGGGCCGGTGAAGTAATCACTTGTCATACCGCAGGCGGCAAGGTCGGTGACGTGCTGTTGAGGCGTGTAGAAAATAGCGAAGCGGCGGCCGTTGTCGGGGGTCTTGCGGATGGCGTTACGAAAGTTCGTCATCAACATCAGGTTGCAGCAAATTTGCATGCTGGTTTGGTCCACGCCCTTGAATTGAATTTGCTTGCCGAACGACCCGGTAACGATGGTTTTCAAGTCTTCGACAACATCGTTTTTGTTCTCGGGGCGGTACAGTTCTTCGACCGCAATAAACAGCTTGTCGGACAACCACCCGTTGAACTGGTTCGACAGGTCTTTGGCGTCCGGCCAGTGCGTGAAGTGCTGACCGACGGCCAGGGCGACCACGGCCGCCAACAGCGTTTTGCCGTTGCCTTCGGTGCCCTGTATGACGGGCGCCCACTGAAACTTAACGCCCTTCATTTGCACCACGGCCGCCATGTAGGACAGCACAATCATGTAATCCCGTTCGACCGGGAACAGGTTGCGCATGTGGCGAAGGAACGGCGAAGGGTCGCCCACGGTGCGCGGCACGGTGGCCGGCCAATAGGTGTTCACTTTCATGCGGCCCGCGTCGTTCACGATCTGGCCCGGCGGCAGGTCGGGGCGAAAACACACCGTGTCGGCCCTGGGCGCCCGCAGCACCTGGGATTCGGTGAACGCTTCCCACGCGTTGCGCGAGGTGCGTTCGTTGATGTTGTCCATTGAAAACACATAACCGCCATACGCAACGCGGAATTGGTCAGGCTTGAGCATGGCCCCGCCGGGCACCAACACTTTGTGCCGGTCAATGATGTAGACGCAGCCGGCAAACACGTTGCGTTGTTCTTCGACCCCGAGGAACGTATTACCCACGATGTCTTTTTGCACCGGGGCTTCGACCGTGGCCGCCGGGCCGGCCGGCGGTTCGGGCGCCTTGTCCGTCAGCACGTCGCCAGGGGCCGCCAGCACCGCCGCGATGGACCGGGGCAAGTAGTCGTCGCGGTTCCACTTGTCACGCACGAGGCCCGATTTCCACAACAACCGCAAAATGCGTTCGCCGTGGCGGCCGGTCCAAAAGGACAGGTGGGAAATCAACGCGGCGTCGGCCCGGTTGGCGTCGTACGGACGATCCGCGTCCGGGTAGACCTTGCCCAAAACGTCATGGTTCGCCGTCCACAGGTCCGCAAACGACGCGTTGGCGCCGAAAGCTGCGGCGGCACTGCGGGAGTTCAACGCGCGGCGGATAAGTTCGTCATCGTCGGTCGGGCCGTTCCACTCGGGCACGGGCTCAGTGCTGAGATTCCACGACCCCGACGCGTCCATGCCGGCCACGAACGGGAAAATGTGTTGCGTGATGTGGTGCAGGGCGGCGGTGTGGTCGGTCGCGGCGTTGCCCTGGGCGTGTAGACCGGTCAGGGCCACAAAGCGCAGTTCGGTGTAGAACTCAAGGCCCAACGCTTCGTTTTTCTTGCCGTGCGGCGGGGCGGTGCCGGTGCCGATGATGTGCAGGCCCCGGCCCGATTGCGACACTTCGACGGCCGCACCTGGGAACCATGACAACAGCGTTTGCGCGGTCTGCGACCATTGGCCGGTCGCGGCGTCGTACGCCCCATCGATGTCCACGAAAAAGAAAGGGTCGGTGGTTTGGAAGCTGAAGGCCACGCCGTACGACGGCCCGAGGTGCGTAGCAACGGCGCAAGCGTGGTCGGCGGTCGTCCAGTGCTGCGGGTCGTGGGCGCTGACGACTTCGCCCGTGTGGGGGCTCACGGGGTATTTGTCCATCTTGCCCGGCTTGGTTTTGCTCGGGGACAAGACGTAGCACAGAAACTGCCGGTAAGCGGCCAGCGGCGCAAGGGCCTGGGGTAGTTGTTGCACGTCGGCCCCTCACGCGGCCAGGGACTGCAGGGCTTTGGCTTTCAGTTCGGCAGGGGCTTTGCGGGCGTGCTGATCTTGCGCGGCCAACCCTTGGGCCAGTACGCCCAGGTTTTCCCGTCGGATCGCTTCGCGCATCAGCTTGCGGCGAAATTCCACCATAGACCCCATGTGGTAGGTGATAAGCGACGACGAAGGGAAGCCGCACACGCGGGCGACTTGATCGCGCGAGAGGCTGCGGTATCCGTGTTGTTCGGCCAGCATCAAAGCAACGTCAAGAATATGCTTCACTCGTTCGCGGGCGTCTTGTTTTGGTTGGGGTGTCATAGTGCGATGGTGTCTCTATTTGTCGGGTTCGTCAAGTATAGCGCCAGGGGCGCAGCACGGCCGAATACGGAACGTAAAGGGGGTGTTTGGGCGACCCGTTGGCGTTGGTCCCCAAGCAATAGAGTTCGGCACCGCTGGCGGTCAGTATAGACACGGTGCGGCGCACAGCTTCCGGCGGCGCAAGGTTGCCCCAGGCGACCACGATCAACGGATAGTGCGCGGCCAACGACAAATAAAAATCGTTGTCGGGGCCGTAGGGGTCGGGCATGGCCGCCCAGTCTTTGGGGTCGGTTGCACGGCCCGCCCCGATGTTGAACAAGTCATACGCGGGGTATCCCCAATCGCGGGCGAACCCGCCCAGCTTGCGCGACGTGGGGTCGTCGGCGTCTGCAACAGCGGTGCTAGGGTTGTTGCCGATGACCGCACACCGGGGGCCGTCGCCACGCTGCAGCAAGTACCGGAATGCACCGCACGGGCTCAGGATCGCGGCCCGAGTCATAGCTTGCACACCCGGCAGGCGCCGTTTTCCTGCATGGCTGCTTCGGCCCCGCGCGGCACATCGCCACGTTCAAAGCGGGCGCGAAGTTCCGCCAGTGATGCCGGCCACGTGTCACGCTGGGGGGACCGGAACGTATGACCTAGCCGCGTTTCGTCATCAACGCCCTGTTGGTAGCGGTCGGGGTACTTGCGCCACAGTGCGTACCATTCGCCCAAGCGTTGCCCGTAGCACCGGGCACAGTCCGACCGGTTCGGAATCGTCACGCCCCACAATTGCAGATACCGCCACACTTCAGGTTCGCCCCAGCCCCAACGGCGCATCGGGAAATCAAGAATTAAGTCTTCCCCAAATATGCCTTTACGGTCTTCTTCGTCGGCCCGAAGCCCAACGTACATAGTTGAGCCCGGGGGCAGTGACTGCATGTATTCAATCGTGGGCTCAATCTTCAGAATGCGGGTGCACCACCGCGCGTGAAAGCTGGGCAGCATGTCCATTTGCTCTATCAAGGCGTCAAGGCCGCCGGGGTAGCAAATCTTTTTCAGGGGCTTGCCTAGCAACACTTCCAACTTTTCCCAGTGCGCCACCATGGCCGGCAGTTCGTCCCCCGTGGGGGTGCAAATGTACTCATAGTCTCGGGGCTCAGTGACCATCAAATGCAACGCCATGGCGGTTGAGTCTTTGCCGCCAGACAAGCCAACGACGTGTTTCGGTTCGGTCATACGTTTGCCCACATCGCGCCGTAAACGCAAAGCTCTACGCAACCAATTAAACAGCACATTACCGCCGCTTCTGCGGCGTCTTCTTGTCTGCGGTACGCAAAAATTCCAGCAACAATAAAACTCATAGCGTCCCCTCCCCAGTGCAAAACGCCGCATCCCCGCCGGCCGCGTTGATGACGTTCGCCCATGCCAGCTGCGCGGGTTCGCGGTCGGCCCCGGTGTACTGCCACCCCACCGCCTTGACTTCACGGCTGACGAACTGACCGAACCGCATACCCACGTGGGCGGGCTGTATGACGACAGGTCGAACGCCGATCAGGTCGCCCGATTTAATGATGTCGTTCATTTCGGCACTGTCATTCGCGAGGCCGAACCGCACGGGGCGTTTACTGTCCTTTGGAATCAAGGCGCCCACGTTGTTGCGCCACAGCTTCAGGCCCTTTCGACTCGCTTCGATCCGCACCAGGGATTGCACGAACGCTTCGGACTTGCCGTGTTCGGGCGATGTCTCAGGCACCGGGGGCGTGTAGGTGCCCAACACCGTCTGCAGGTCGCGGAAGGCGTCCAGCGGCACCCCCCATTTGATCGCCCAATCATGCAAGTTCATCGCGTGGTTACTCCGTTTTTCATGAGGTGTTGAGTTACTGAGTTCATCAGGCTTTCAGCTTCGGCCCGGCCCAAGGTTTGCGCGGTCATCACATCGATTCCGAAGCGGTGGAAGAACAGGCGTTGCCCTTCGCTTTCCGTATGACCTTGCAGGCGTTTCCAGCCGCCCCACAGTTCCAGCACGTTGCGCAGGGCGTGTTGGGCGTGCTGGCGTTCTAGGTGCTGATTCCGTGCGCCTGCAGCCGCTATGCCGGTCAGGTGCTGGGGGATGCGTGGGGCGCCGTCAATGCTCGCGCGTTGGCCGCGCATCGCTTCCAACACCTTCGGGTCAAGTTCGTACAAATCGCCGTCCACGAACTCGGGGGCGCTGCGTTCGGGCGGTTCCGGGTAGAACTGGCAAAAGGGGCACACCTTCAGATAACGGGGGTACACCGAAGCACACGGCGTGCCCGCCCCGTCGGCGTTGGGGTTCGGGCAGTTGCGAAGCGGTATCGCGTCGTTGACGCTGGCCGAACGACGGTCGCGGCGGTCTAGGCTGTGGTGCCGCAAGGCGTCCGGCAGACCGTGCCGTATGACGTTGCCCACGTGGTCGATTAGGACGCCGAAGGGTTTCGCGCTGTTGAGGATGGCCGCGCGGCGGGACTCGGGCAACATCAGTTCCCATTGGGGCATCGGGGTATCGACCAACAGCCGCAGCATGCGCCCGAACTGTTGCACGAACAGGCCAAACGATTCTGTCTTACGGGCCATCGAAACGATTTCAACCGCCGGCAGGTCGAAGCCTTCCCCGAACAAATCGACGTTCACCAACTGTTTAACCTGCCCGAGTTCGAACCGCTTCAGGATCGCAGACCGCAACAGCGGGTCGGTCTTCGCCGTGACGACTTCGGCGGGCACCCCTTCGGCGTCGTACTTCGCTTTCAATTCTTTGGCGCTGGCGACATCAACCGCAAAGGTAATGCCCAGCCCCAGGCGGCCGAACAGGCGCATTGAAATTTGTTTGTACTGCGCGACCACATCGCCCACGAACGTGTCGGACGCGTGCACCGCTGCGGACAGTTTGGCCGGGCTGTAGTCCCCCGAGTCGGTGACGGTAACGCTTGAATAATCCACGTCTGACGGGGGCGCGAAAATCCGATAGTCCGTCAAGTACCCCTGTTCGATCAGTTCGCGCATGGTCGGGCCTTGCACCATCGCATGAAACAGCCCATCGGCATGCGCCCCCAGGCCCTTGCCGTCGGCCCGCTGCGGCGTGGCCGTCACGCCCAGGCCCCAGGCGTTGGGGAACATGGCCGCAGCCTTGCCCCACTTGTTCGTCGTCAGCACGTGGTGGGCTTCGTCTTGCACCCATAGGCCCACTTGACGAAACCACGAATCGTTCGACGTGTCGCGGTTCACCAAGGTGTCAACGCCACATGCCCCGACGCGGGCGCCTGGGTCGTGCAAGGTGCGTTGCAGCTTCTGCATGTGCAGGGCCACACAGGTGCGGCGCAATGAGTCCGGGCCTATGATTCGGTGCCGCACCCCCTCACGCGCCAGGGCCAACGACATCTGCGTGACCAATTCGGCCCGGTGCGCAATGACAGCGCAAGCGGTGTTGTTGGTGCTGTTCACGATGTCCGCGAACAGCACGGTTTTTCCCGACCCCGTTGGGGATACAGCCAAAACGTTGCGATGCCCTGCGTTCCATTCGGTGAAAATTTCTTGCTTCAGTTGGGCTTGGTAGCCGCGTAGACGTGACATAATGTGTATGACTTGACAGCTTCGTTAAGTGCAATGATACTACCGTTTCCCGTTCAACAACCCAGGAAAATTATGGACACCCCTAGCGCCCCGCGCGTCACCCCCGAAGACCTGAAAAACAACATCGTCCACACGGAAATCGTGAAGCACATCAGCCCAACCGGGAAGGTGCTGCGCTGGGCGGTTCTCACGACCCGCAACGGTTACGCCGTGACGGGCGACCCTTCGTGTTCCGTGTCGCCTGAAAACGATAACGCGGCGGTCGGTGAGAAAACCGCGTATGACAACGCGGTCGAAAAGCTGTGGCCCCTCATGGGCTATGAGCTTCAAACCCTGTTGGCGGCCCGCAAGGGCATGACCGACTGACCTTTTCCCCCAACCTTCAGAAACTGAGACTCACATGAAAATCACCATCGACATTGACAACCGCCAGGAAGTCGAAGCGGCAATTCCGTTGCTTCAATTGATCCACGGCCACAAGTTCACCACGGGCGCCACGCCCGACGCCCCGGTGCACGTCACCCCCCTGCAGCCGGTCGCAGAATCGCCCACGCTGCCGCCCCTGTTCACGCCCCCGGCTGTGGCGCAACCTGACCCCGCCGCCATTTTCGGCAGTGCGCCCGCAGCAGTGCCCGGCCAGGACGCCGCCGCGATCTTCGCCAGCCAACCGGCCACGCTGCCGGCGGGTGCTGCCCCTTTCGTGCCCCCGACCGTTGCCCCCTCTACTGCGGGTGCAAGTCCATTCCAGACTGCCCCCGAGGTGCCGCAGGTTGGCGCACAGAGTGCGCAGACCGGTACGTTTCCTTCTGCACTCCCTATTGGCGGGCCGGGGTCTGTCCCGATGGCTGGTGCAACCCTTCCCGCGAACCCTGCAAGCGGCGTTGAATTGGACGCGGAAGGTCTGCCGTGGGATGCCCGCATTCATGCCGGCACGAAGCGGAAGAACGCCGACCACACGTGGACCGCAAAACGCGGGTTGAATGACGCGGCGTTTGTCGCCCACGTCAAAGCCGAATTGAAGGCCATGGCCGGCGGTCAGACGGCGCAGACGGCCGCCCCCGCAGCGGCACCCGCTGCCCCTTTCGTGCCCCCGGCTGCGCCCTCACTGCCTGCGCAGCCGGGTGCGTCTTTGGCACCTGCCGGCCCACCGACGACGTTTGAACAGTTCATGGCCCGCGCGACCCCGGCATGCCTGCAACAAATCATCCCCATGGACGCAGTGCAAAAAGCCGTCACCGCCAACGGCCTGCCCAGCGTGGTGACGCTGCAGGCGCACCCCGAGTACGTGCCCCAGGTGTGGGCGTACCTCGTGGCGCAATACCCCGCACTGGGCGCGTGACATGAGCGAAGGCCACGCGTTCTTAGCGCCGTCATCGGCGCACCGCTGGGTCTTCTGTCCAGGGTCCGCACGCATGGAAGCGGCGTACCCTGAGACGGAAGAAACCCCCGAGGCGGCCGAAGGAACCGCCGCCCACTGGGTGGCGCTCGATTGCATGCTGTTGGCCGGGCGCGTGCCGGCGGTTGACTCCGTGGCCCCCAACGGCCAGCACGTAACCGCCGAAATGATCGAAGCCGCGCAACTCGTGTATGACGACGTGGTGAACACTTTGGGGCCGAACTGGCGCCAAATGATCGTCGTTGAACAGCGCGTGACGATACCCAGGGTGCACCCGCAAAACTGGGGGACGCCCGATATTCGCGCATGGCAACAACTCCCGGACGGCCGGTGGATGCTGCACATTTGGGATTTCAAGTACGGGCACAAGTTGGTCGAAGCGTTCGAAAACTGGCAATGCATTGACTACGGGTCCGGGGCGTTGAGCGAAGCAAAAATGGACGACGGGTTGTCAGACCAAAACACTTTTTTGTCTATCTGCGTCATACAGCCCCGGGCGTTCCACCGTGACGGAACGGTGCGGCGTTGGAAGGTGCGGGCAAGCGATCTTCGCGGCCACATCAACCGCCTGCGCATGTCGGCCGAAGAAGCGGTGGGGCCGAACCCCAAGTGCTACCCCGAGCCCGAGGCGTGCGAGAACTGCCGGGGGCGCCACGGCTGTGAAGCCTTGCAGCGCACCACGTACCGTGCAATGCAAATCGGCTACGCGGCCCAACCGCTGGAAATCAGCCCCCACGCGGTCGGCCTTGAACTGCGCATGATCGAACGCGCCGAAGCGTTTTTGAAGGCCCGTAAGACCGGCCTACAGGAACACGCCACGTCGTTGATAAAGCGAGGCCAGCCGGTCGCGTTCTACGCTTTGGAATCGGCAGAAGGCCGCTTGAAGTGGGACAAGCCAACGGCCGAAGTTCTCATGCTGGGGCAGTTGGCCGGGGTGAACCTTGCCGCCCCTGTTGAGCCCATCACACCCACCCAGGCAAAGAAGCTGGCGCCCGCGTTGGCAACCACGATTGACGCGTTTAGTTCGCGCCCCGTGGGTGCTTCCAAACTCGTGCAAGACGACGGGAGCAAAGCCCGCCGTATTTTTTCCGCCCCCACTTGACGAACCCGTCAAACGGCGTCATACTTTCCATTCCCTCAACCCTCAAGGTATTACAAATGGCATCACAGAAAATCGACTTCCTTTCGCCCGTCATGCGGATGGTCCAAGGCGACCCGTTCGAAGCGCAAACGAAAGACATGCAAGGCGCCGTGCTGACGGTGAAGACCGGCCCCAACGCGGGCCAGCCGACGCAACGGTACTTTGTGGCCGGGGCGATCCCGAAGAACGACCCCGCGTTTCCAGCGTTCTACGCCATGATGGTGAACGCCGCCCGTACTGGCTTCCCGACCCTGTTCGACGCCAACGGCAACTGTCTGGCCCGAGACTTTTCGTGGAAGTTGTCAGACGGCGACAGCACCCAGGTGTCGCGCCCCGGTGAGATTCCCAACGCGAAGAAAGAAGGCTTTCCCGGCCATTGGGTCATCAAGTTTTCGTCGTCGTTCCCGCCCCGCGTGTTCTATGCAGGCAAGTACGCACCACACGAACAGATTCAAGACCGCAACGTGCTGCGCCGTGGGCATTACATCCGCGTGGCCGGCACGATGGAAGCGAACGGCAACCAACAAAAGCCGGGCCTTTACATGAATCTTTCGATGGTCGAATACGTCGGCGTCGGTCAGGAAATCGTGAGCGGCCCCGATGCGGGCGCGATCTTCGGCGGCAACGCTGCGCAACTGCCCGCAGGCGCCCAGCCGCTGCCGATGCACGCGGGAAACGGCATGCCCGCGATGCCGGGACAAATGCCGATGGCTCAACCGGGACAGACATTTGCGCCACCCGTGGCCGGTTTTGGTGCACCGCCTGCGCAACCTTTCGCAATGCCGGCCCCCCAGCAATTTGCCCCGGCTGCGGGCGTCCCTAACCTGCCCCCGGCCGGTGTGGTCGTTACGCCCAACCCGGCTTTTTTGCAAGGCCCCGGGACCGCAGCACCGCCGGCCTTCCCGGGTGCTGTGCCGAATGCGGGCTACCCGTCCCCCGCTGGTTTCGCGGCGCCGTCTGCTTTGCCTGCGATGACATCCCCTTCTAGCCCGGGCGCACTGCCGGGCATGCCAGGGATGCCACTGCCGCCGATGCAACCGGCCGCCCCCGTGGGTCCGGTGATGTTGCCCGCCGCCCAGGGCCATACCTATGAAGCCTTGCGCGGCATGGGCTACACCGACGAATTCATGCGGGCCAACGGCATGATGCAGTAAGCCGACCGGGGCGGCGTCATACCCGCCCCCGTCTTACACACCTCAACTTTCAAGGAATCGAAATCATGGCTATGACCCCCGAACAACGCGCCCGGAAAATTCAGGCCGACCGCGACCGCCGCGCCCGCATCAAAGCTGAAAAGGCCGCCAACGTTTCCCCCGTGGCTTCGCTGCCCGTCACCCACGTGGCCGCAAAGTCGGTGCCCGTGAAGAAACAGGCCGTGAAGCCTGCAGCGCAGCCCAAAGCCCGCAAGGCGCCCGCCGTGGCCGCTGGTGATGAACCCATGGTGGTGGTGTCCTTCCGTGGCACCGTGGCCCAGCGTGACAAGCTGCAGCGCCTGGGCGGTGGGGAGTGGGCACGCGCCCGGATTGACGCCGCCACCGTGCGCCCCGGCCGCTGATGCACCCCAGCCAATACCCCGCCGGTACTCGGTTTCCGGCGGGGCTTTCTTTTTCTACGGTCTTGCCCGATCTGGATTTTGAAACGTACAGCGAAGCCGGCTTTTACTTCGATGTCGTCCGCCAGAAGTGGCACGGCCCGCACCGCGCGAGTCAGGGCAAGAAAGGGCTTTTCGTCGTGGGCGCTGCGAACTACGCGGCCCACCCAACGGCCGAAGTTCTTTCGATGTCGTATGACTTGAAGGACGGTCAAGGCCCCCGCGTGTGGACGCCCGACCACGCCCGCCCGTATGACCTAATCGACCACATCCAACGCGGCCAGCTTGTCGAAGCGTGGAACAGCGGTTTTGAATGGTGGGTGTGGAACCTCGTGGGCACCCGCCGGTATGGCTGGCCCCAAATGACCATCGAACAAACCCGCTGTGCGATGGCGAAGGCCCGGGCCTTCAGCTACCCCGGCAAGCTGGCCGAAGCCGGCCGCGTCATGGGCCTGCACGTGCAGAAGGACAAACGCGGCGACGACCTGTTGAAAAAATTCAGCATCCCGCGCGACCCGACCGCCAAAGACAAGCGGTTGCGTATCACGTTGAAAGACGACCCAACCGACGGCCCGGCCCTCATTCAGTACAACGTTACCGACATCGTGTCGGAAGCTGAAGCGTCCAGCCGTTGCCCGGACCTGACCGGCGAAGAACTCGATTATTGGTTGGCGGATCAGCACATAAACCGCCGGGGCGTGCACGTTGACGCGGATTCGCTGCGGGCCTGCGCCCACATGGTCGAACTCGTGTTGGCGAAGTATGACGCGGAGTTGGCCCACCTGACCGGGGGCGCCGTCACGAAGGCCAGCCAACTAGAACGGCTGAAGGGCTTTCTAAGTACGCGCGGGCTGTACGTGCGCGACGGCAAAGGCGCCATGGACGAAGACGCCATAGACGCCATGTTGTTGACGCCAGGGCTTGACCCGATGGCCCGGCGGGCGCTGGAAATCCGCCAGCTTGCCGGAAGCGCCAGCGTTAAAAAGGTCTTCGCCATGGTCAACACGTTGTCCCCCTGGGGCCGACTGCATGACCTGTTCAACTACCACGGGGCGCACACCGGCAGACCCACGGGCGAAGGCCCCCAGCCCACGAACTTGCCCAAGGCGGGGCCGTCGGTCTTCAAGTGCGTGTGCGGTCGCCACACGGGCACGCACCGCACCGCCTGCGCGTGGTGCGGCTTTCCGATGCCGCCCAAGCCCAAGGCCGCCGAATGGGGGCCGGACGCCGTGGAAGACGTGTTGCAGGTCATCAAAACCGGCAACCTTGAGTTGGTCGAAGCCGCGTACGGTGATGCGTTCCTGTGCGTGTCCGGGTGCCTGCGCGGGCTGTTCACTGCAGCGCCAGGGCATGACCTGATCGCGTCTGACTTTTCGTCCATTGAGTCCGTTGTAACGGCCATGCTTTCCGGGGAACAGTGGCGCATTGACCTGTTCGCCACCCACGGCAAGAATTACGAAATGGCCGTGGCGAAGATTTCGGGTATCCCGTTCGAAGACATCATGGCGCACCGTGGGTATGACACCACGAAGCCCGAGTGGTGGAAACAGAAGGTGAAGGGGCCGCACCACCCGTTGCGCCAGACGCTGGGCAAGGTGTCCGAACTGGCGTCGGGTTTCGGCGGTTGGATCAATGCGTGGCTGAAGTTCGGGGCCGGTGAGTTCATGAGTGAGCCCGAAATCAAAGACGCGATTCTGAAGTGGCGGCAGGCGTCCCCGGCCGTGGTCGAATTTTGGGGCGGCCAGGAACGCCGCGAAGGTTGGCACCGCTGGCCCGAACTGTTCGGCCTTGAGGGAATGGCAATCAAAGCCGTGTTGTGTAGGGGCGTGCCTCAACCCGTCATGCGATTGGACGGCACCCACAGCGGCGTAACGTTCACGTATGACGGGGCGGTGCTGTACTGCACCCTGCCCAGCGGCCGGAACCTGCATTACCACAACGTGCTTTTAGAGCCCAATCAACGCAGCTTCGGCGGCGACTACGCGTTGTCGTTCGAACGGTACAACACCAACCCGCAGCAAGGCGCAATCGGCTGGGTCCGTGTGGACACCTACAGCGGCAAGCTATGCGAAAACGTAGTGCAGGCCGTGGCCCGAGACATCCAACGGTTTGCGACCATCAATTGCGAACGCCAGGGATACCCCATCGTGCTGCACGTGTACGACGAACTTGTGGCCGAAGTGCCCCACGGGGTGGGCAGCGTCGAAGGGCTGGAAAAGATCATGGCGACGATGCCCCCTTGGGCGGTGTACCAGGGCAAGCCGTGGCCGATCAAAGCGGCGGGGGGCTGGCGTGGCCTGCGCTACCGGAAAGATTGACCCGATGAACGGTACTTGCACGGCGCGTCATACGCCGTCATACTTCGTCCATCAACTCAACGAACCGAAAGCACCAAATGGCCCACGTACTGCACCTTAATAAATCCGGTTCCGGCATGGCTTCTATGACCGCTTGCGGCCGAAACGTTCTTCGCACCCCGATGTCGGTTAACTGGGCAGACTACAAAAACGAGAACGCGGCTTACCGTTGCGTCAAGTGCGATGCGTCTAAACAATTCGCCCTCAACACCCGCACCGACGCCAAAAAGGCTGCACAGTAAACCAACCCCCGGGGCTTCGGCCCCCCACACGGAGAACCCGCCATGACCGCCAAGCCTCGCACCTACCAAGCCAACGGCAACAGCGGCGAAATCGTTGGCGCCGCGTCTAAGTGCGTGGTGTTCGTGAACGGCAAAAACTCAGGGACCGTATTTGACGGCCGCAGTTTTTCCAGCATCCGCGCGGCCCGCCTTGCCTTTGTGGCGTGGGCAAAACGCCATCCCGTCAGCTAATTGGAGCCCGCACCATGAACATGTCGCAAGCCCTCAAGTTGTCCGCCGCTGCGGTCGCCCTGTCCTTCGTGGCCGCCGTGGGGTTCATCGCCTGGGCGGTGGACGAAAAGGCCCACCCGTCCCCCACCGTGGCCGCCATCAACGACCCGATGCCCACGGCATCCCAGGCCCGGGCCACGTGCCGGCTGTTCATCGAACGCCGCAGCACCGCCGACGTGCAGGCCGTGCAATACCCCGATTGGCGGGTGAAGGCCCCGGCCCACGGTGGCGCACGGTGGCAGGTCATGACCGAATACCAAGCGGACCACGGGGGCGGGGCTACCACGCATCACCGCGTGCTGTGCGTGATTGAATTCAACCCGGCCAGTGGTTGGCGTTTGGTGAAGTTGGCATGAGCAGCCCGACCGGCCGCAACGTGCCGCCCTACCGTCCGCCGTTCCACGAGTTGCCACGCGCCTACGGGGGCAAGCTGGCCGAAGTGTTGGTGCAAACAGTGCAGGCGCAGCACATGGAACGGGCAAGGGCTTTACGCCTTGTGGAACTGGAACGCCAGGGGTGGAAGATTTCGCGGGTGTGGGACGAGGTTTTAATTACCCCGCCGGCTGACGGAACCGCCCCGCCTTACTGCGCGGACGACTGACCCGCTGGGGTAGTAGCCAAAACCGGCCCGAACGCCTGTAGGGCCTTCTGGCACGTGGTCAAGGTTTCTTCGGTTCGGGCGATGTTGGCACGAAGGGCGAAATAATCTTGTCCAGCAGCGGTATCGAGGACGGCACCGGTTCCAGCACCCACGCTTGCACCGTCGGCGGCCGTGGGCACACCAGGGGGGTTTGCGGGACAGGTGGCACGGATGCGCAGCCCGCAAGACCCATCAGCAACACAGCGGCGAAGGCGTTCGGTTTCATCGTTGGCTTTCTTCAGGTTTGCGAGGCCGTCGGCCGCGATCCGGTTCAATTCGTCTTGCTTCGCGTCCCGGTCGGCGTAGGCGGCGGCCAGTTGCGCAGCGGCGGCCGTAGCGGCGGTTTCAACGGCCTGGGCGTGGGATGCCTTCAGGTCCGCCACCTTGGTGCCCACACGCCAGCCATTGACCGCCCAGCCGGCCCCGAACGCGACGGCCAGGGCACCGGCCGCAATCGCCAGCTTTACGCCGCCCATGTGCCAACTTCCGGCATGGCGATACGCAACGCCGCTTCGCGCACCTTCAGCGTTGACAAGTTGCCCTGTATGACGTTGGACACCTTCACGTAATCGCCCGCGTCGGCCGCAGCGTTGAGGCCCTTGGATACCCAAAAGTGTGCCGATGTCCAGGCCGCGCCCTTGGGTTCGGCCACGAGGTCGGGGTAATCCAAGTAATTGTCGCCCGTGATGTGCCGCAGGCCGTCAGACGCCAATTTGTAATTGTCGTAAAACGTCAACATTTTGCCGCCGCGTCCCCGGTACTTCCACCCGTCACCGTCGCGGCGGTTGCCGAAGCGGCCCCCGTACACGAAATTCGCCAGGGCTTCCGGGTTGTTCGCGAGTTCGTCGGCCCGCTTTGCCGCTGCAGCCCAACGACTGCCGGGGCCGTTCGCTTCACCCAGGCGGCGGATATTGGCGGCCCGGTAGCGCAAGTTTTCTTCGGTCGTGGACAGCTTCGCGGTTTCGTGGCCGATCTGCGCAAGGAACATGGCCCGGCGGGTTGGCGTGTTGATCGCAAACGCCTGCATGGCTTCGGTGAAGTGGGGGGCGAAGCGGGCAGCGTTCGCCAGGGTGGCGCCTGTGGCGCGTGCGAGTTGTTCGGGGGTCATGCCCTGCGTCTTTCTTTGCGGAGGTACAGGTAAGTGCGTAGGGCTGTGCCGGACCCGAAACAGACGATGCCCGCGTACAACCACAGTTCACGCCCTGACACGCTGTTGGTTAGCAAGACCAAACGGAGTTCGGACAGTGACCACAGCACCAGGGCGGCCAGCCCAACGCAGTGCAAAAGGTTGTCATCGAACTGGCCCGAGATAAGGCCCATGACGCACAGCACCAGCGTGACGGAAAGAAGCAAGACCCCAAGTAGTGAAATTGCCATACTCAGACCCCCAGCCATTTGCGGCGCAAGTCGGTGGCCCACTGCACGAGGTCGATTCGTTCCCACGTTTCGAACAGCTTGCCGGCGACCGACATTGACACAAGGCCCAAAACCAAACCGGTGAGCCCTTCCGGCATGCCCAGCGCGTTGGCGGCGTAGGGCGACCCGTAGTAGGCCGCGACCGACCCACCGGCCAGAAGGGCGATACTACGCCGCCAACTGGCCTTCGTCCACAGCAGCGCCAGGGCCGCACCAATCGGCCCTGCGGCGTGGTTATCCCAGTTCGGCGGCAACTCCATTACGAATGTCTCCCGGTGCGGTCGAACCGCGAAAGCGCATGCTTGCGCAACGCCACCGACGTGCGTTTGTTGAATGTGTTGGCTTCGGTCGCGGCCCATCGCTTCGTGCGCGTGGACACCGTGAGTTCAAGCCAGGGGAAGCCCGCGCGGCGGGGCGGCAGTTCACGGAACCAAGCCGACGCCCAGGTGAATTGCACCAGCACGTCGAGCATGTAGCCCACGGCCAGGACAAGGTAAGCCGGTCCGACAATCGGCCCGGTCAGTTGGCCGTCGTCTTTGGCGTCCCGCAAGTGCATCACGGCAAGGAAGAACACCCACAGCAGCGGCACGGCCGCCAGGGACCACCACACCCACGCGGTCATGACGACGCAGCCGCACGGGCTGCAGCACGTTGCGCGGCCACTTCGTCGGGGATGGCTTGCCCGGTTTCTGTCAACCGGGTGACGTACCAATCCGTGGAAGCCAGAAAGCCCCGGGCTTGTTCCTTCAGTTGCTCGGGGGTCAGGGGTTTGGGCGCGTGATGCGCTTTGACTTGTGCCGCAGTCATTGCCACCAGTTCGGGCGGCCCAAATTCCTTGCGTTCTTCGTCTGACTCAAACGCGAAGACCTCAAGGGTAGCGGGGTGTTGGTAGTGTTTCATGCGAGTGCCTTTAAGTGCGCAATTCGTGCCAAGTCGAAAGGTTGGCAGTAGTCGCAGACGCGGAATAGGTAGACCCGGCAGGGATCACAATAATGACGTTCGCAACAGAGTCCCCGCCTGAAGTTCCCGAGTTGGGGCCTTGAAGTGCTCGCAAAACGCCGTCAATGAGAAAAGTAATACGGCCAGAGACAAAAGCGACGTTGCTAGCTACTTGAACTGAAACAAGAATGGGGCGCCCCGTGGTGTTGGTGTACGTCACGCCAAGGGCACGGCTTCCCGTCACCGTCTGCCACGTTTGGCCGATGCCCAAGACTGTGGCCGCAAGGTTGGCGGGGGTGACGCTTCGATTTGTAGACGCTGCTGCTTGGGCTTCGGCGGTGGACGCAAACGCCTGCACGATCAAAAGCACGTACTTGTCAAGTGTCAAGTCATACACGTACAGGCCCCACGACCCTGCCCCCGGGATGTCGTTTGCCCCCAAGGCGATGTCGTTCAATCGCACAATCGCTTTTGCCGCGCCGCCGTTGACGGCCAGAGTAGCCGGCCCGGTGTTGGCCGCCGCATGACGCAGCAAAAATGCGGTGCCGGTCGGCACGAGGCCCAACGTGGGGGAAAACGTAGCCGTCAGAGCGTTGGCCGTACCGGCCACCACCGCAACAGGCAACCCCCCGTCACGGGCGGGCGTCCACGATGCGGCAACCGTCGGAAGGTCGGTATTGGCGTTGACCCGCGACACGTAAACTCGAAAGCCGTTCACGCCGTCGTCATACCGCACCCGGTCGCCCACGCTGTATTCTTTCGCCACGCCTTCATTCAGGGCGGCGGTGATGAAATCCGGTACTCCGTGTTCCTGCAGCAACTTCAATTCGTTGGTGAGGTCGAAGTACAGTTGGTTCGTTTGATCGCGCGGGATGTTGCGCGACAGCGGGTCAGTCTTCGGGAGTTGGTATTGCGGCGTAAACCCTGTGGGGTAATTCATTTCCCCCGTGCCAGGGTCGGCCGCTGGGATCGGGGCACGGGTGCCCGTGATGGCAAAAGGATTTTTGAAAAATTTAAGCATAAAAATTCCCGTTTTCGAAGTTCTCTCGATACACCCCGAAGCCCCAGCCGCCCACGTCACCCAACACCACGTAGTCGGCCAACACTCCCGCCGGTCGTGGAAGCAAATCGTATTCGGTGAGCACGAATTCCAACTGCGGCCCGAGCGAGGTCAGGAACACGTATCGTATCCGCATTTCCAGCGAGTCGGAAACATACCCCGCGCCCGGCCCGAAGATGTCAAGCAACACCCGATTGGCCTGGGGCACGCTGTGACGCGTGGTCAGTTGGTAATACCGCAGCCGCAAGACCGCGCGTTTTTGTGCCGTGGTCAGTGCGATGCTTCCCGACGCGGCAAAATTGCCGTTGGTAAAGTTTTCATCGTCTGACGCAAAACCAAAAATTGGTTTGTCCGGGTCGTCGGTGGGCTCAATGACCAACGGAAGCCCCAGGATAACCGCCCACACGGCCAACCCGAAATCGTTGGCGGTCTGCAGGTTGAAAACGTCGTCATACCAATCCAACCAAAACGCCGTTTGGTTTTCGTCATACCAAGCCTGTTTCGTCGTCAACAGGGCTTGCAGCCGCTGGGCGTCGTTGTACTGCCACAGCAGCGCCCGCAACAGGTTTACCGAGTAGTCGAAGGCTTGAACTTTCATACCACAACCACCGTAATACTACCTTCGGATAGCGTGGCTATTTCGTCAATTGCAATCGGGATCGTAGTCGGCTGATAGTTGATGACCGCTTGCAACGTCACTTCCATGTTTTGCACATAGATACCGGGGGTCTGCACGTTGACCGCGCCCGCCAGTTCGAAAGGCGACACCGACGCACCCACGGTGAAGCCGGCTTCACCTTCTAGCTGGCCTTGCACGAACGCCAGGATGGCCGCCCGCACCAAGGCCGCCGGGTCGCCCGTGGCGCCCATGACTTTGACCGTTGCACGCACCAGCACCGGCACCGGTGTGGGGCGGTCAAACGCTACGGGGTAGACCTGCCCCGACAGAGGTTCTGTGACGTTCACCACGGTGCCGCCGTTGTACCCGGCCCCCATCGACTTGCGTTCAAGCAACGTGGCCGCTACAGCTTCGTCGGTGCCGCCATCGACGCAAACGTAAATACTGTGGGGGCCCAAGTTGATGCCGTCAATGACGGTAGCCACGTCGGTGACGTTCTCACGAAAAGCCAACGACCGAACGCCTTCGGTGTCATACAGCCCCGCGATGATCGCCCCAGGGCCGCCCGAACCTTGCAGCGCCAGCGTGTTGCGGCGGCGGACTCGGGACGCCCCGTCGCTTTCAACGTTGCGCCCCAGCACGGCCGGGTCGATGTTGTTGACCGTTTCCCAGCCCAACACGCCCGACACAACGGTGTCAAGGGCGCCAGGGTTGCAGGCAATCGGGCCAAAGTCCACGGCCACGAACTCAACGACGCCCAGGCCGCTACCGTCAAGCACGACATCCGCCGTTGACGCGAATTGCACGCCGTCAGACTTTGCCGCAATTGAGCCTGCCGGAATCAGCGTGCCGGCCACGCCAGCCAGCGACACGCCCGGGATAAAAGACCGCGTGGCCGGCAAGCGTTCGCCCCCGGTGAGCGCCCATATCGCATCAAGGAACACGCCCCCCGCGATGTCTGGATTGATCTGGTTCGCCAACGCTGCGTTGTTGCCCAAGGCGTTGGCCCGCGCGATGACTTCAGCGGTAATCAAAACGCCTTGCGGGGTGTTGGGTGTCACCACAATATCGGCGCCCAGGGCCGCGCGGTATTCGTTTTCAACTTCCGCTTGAAGGGCCGACGTGTCCGGGACGATGACGCCGCCGGCTGCGATGTAGGTGTAATCAGGCATTCAGCGCCCCCGTTCCATAAATGGTTTTGATGGTCGCCCGGTATGACAGCACGCCCCCCGACACTTCGGTGCTGAGTTCCTGCACCTCTACCACGTCGGGAACGGCCAGCAACGCGCGGCGCAAGAAAGCTTCGAACTGTGACCGCTGCGGCGACCCGTTCCAAATAGTGGCGAAGTTGGGCAAGCCCTGATCGACCGCATACACCATTTCACCCGCCTGGGTCTTCGCTGCGTGTTCACACGCCTGCAACACGGCCAGCAAGCCCGAACGCAGGGCCAACGAACCGTCAGGCCCCACAAAAATGTCATTGTTAGAATCGACAGCAACAACCAACGTCATACCGGACCCCCTGAAACGTCACCGCCGTTTGACACGTTGCCGTGTGCGTGGGTGTCAAACGGAATGCCGTTGATGATAACCGGCGCCCCGTCCAGCGTGATGCCCGCCGGGGTGACTTCCACACGGGCCGCACCCGCCGCCAGGACCACGCCCCCCGGCCCCACTGAGACTTTTACAGCCCCGTCCAGGGACTGCAGCACGGCCGCCGCTGCGTCTTCCCCTGCGATGGTGTAGCCCGTCATGGGGTGCGGGATAAACACCGCGTCTTGAAAGCTGTGCAGGCGTAGCGAGTTCGGGGCGTTGGTCTTGAAGGTCTGCAGAAACAACGATATGTCCCGGTCGTTGGCCTTGATCCACCCCAAGTCCCCGGGGTTGAGAGGGAAATTCAGGATGAACCCGCCACCCCCCGGCCACATGACCGGGACGCTTGCAATCTGCGCCCGTTCGATCTGGCGGCCGTCGGTGGTCAGAATCCGAATCATTGGCACCACCTGGGCGCGATTGGTCGCCCGGTCATACGAAACGATCCGGGCGGGCAACATGTCGTCCACACCCTGCAGGTGCTTGCGCAACAGTTCGTTTGCCATGCCCAGCAACGAACCCCCGTTGGCTGGGTCGCGCGAGGGCGGGGCGTTGGGTGCGGTTGCCATGGTATTACGCTACGCCGCTTGCGCGGGTGCATTCTGCGGTGTAGTAAAACGGAGTGTCGCGGTTGGCAAGGTCAAAGCCCAGTTTGAACACGGTGTAAAGGCCGTTCACGGCAGGGTTTTGGATACTGCGCACGTTCAAGCCGCTGCCCACCTTGGTCTGATTGTCGAACAGCATGCGGACTTTTAAGCCGCGTTCGGTGAATTCGGGAATGCCGATCATGCCCGTGTCCAAGTTCAATTCGCGGGTGTTGCCGCGCAACGGCACGTTGTAGTCTTTCACGATCAGTTTCCCGTCGTCAACGTAGGCATTGACGCTGCCCATGTTGCCCAGGGCGTTGACTTGTTTTAGCGCCCCGCCGGTAAACGAGTAGTTTGCAATTTGCTTGTCTTTGGCTTCGAACAGCAAGACCAAGCCCAGGTCGCGGGCGACCCCTTGGGCGATGTTCCGTAGGGGCGTCATACCGGCGGCGGACTTCGCCACAATCACGCCCTTTTGAAAATCACCCGTGGCGCACTTTAGCGTCATGGTGATGTCGGGCGGCTGCGACCCCGTGGCCGTGGTGATGTCGCCTTGAAACACCAACGACAGGCCCGTACTACGGCGCCCGGCTTCCACGCGCAACAGCTTGCGGGTCCGGTTTTTGTTGAACGGGCTTGTTTCCGTCAACAAATAGTCGCGCGTAGGCTTGTCAAGGTTGGCGATTTTTATTTCGCACTCGTTCTGGTTCGCGTTGGCAAACTTGGTGCCCGAGGCGGTTATAAATAAATCGTCATACGTCTTCAGGACGCCGTTTACTTCAATGCCAATTCGAATGATGCGGGGGTCAAGGAAGGACATCGTTACCCCCTCAACGCGGCCACTTCGTCCGCCGTGAGGTAGGTAAGAAACTGCGTGACGCCGAACGCCGTGTAATACGGCAAGTCGTCATCCTGGGTGAACAGCACAAAATTGCCGTCTTCCAAGTACCGATAAGGCAGCAAGGGGGAGCCCGCCACGAGGCGGACATTTTCGACCACGGGGGTGCCATCGCGAACCACCGACGCGGACATGACGCCGTTTGCTTCTTTCAACGTGATGTCATACCGCGATTCCCCAAGCTGGATAGAAAACGACTGATTCGGCAGGGCCTGCAACGTAATGTCGATCATGAGAACACCCGCGAAAGAATGGACCCGCCCCGCTGTGGGGGCGTGGCCTGGGGTTGCTGTTCGCCCCGTGGCGTGGTGTTGCTATCCCGAGGCGTGGCAACCTTCAGGGTCGAAAACTGCGGCGTCACGAACTGCGCTTCACGCAACGACAAAGCCAGCATAGCCCCGTCCAGCATGTCGGGCGTTTCTTCGTGCGGTATCTTTTCGATGAACATGGACGGGTACGAACCCACCCGGGTCTGCACCGTGAGCAGTTCGCCACGCAGAAACAGGTCTTTGATTTGGTTGTATACCGACGGGTAATCGTCAGACGACAGCACCATAGAAAGTTCAATGGCGGTTGCCATGATGACGCGATGGTCAACGATAGACGCGCCCGTTTCTAGCGGGTGTTCCATCGCCTTCGATTCGGTCATCACGCTGGCCTTAATCGGCCGGGCGCGTTCGAAAACTTGCGCCAGGGCTTCATTCAGCACACAGACGACATCAACCGCAGCCGTAGCGGTGGGGGCTTCTGAAACGGCCATTACGCTGCCACTCCGTCGTCGAAGTTGTCCACGGCCTGGGATAGTTGCGTCTGCATGGTGCCCCCAATTGCTTTGCTGATGCCTGCGGCGTCGGTCGCCTGGGTCTGCACTTCGACTTTACCAACCTGCACCGTGGTAGACCGGTTGCCCCCCCGCGTGTTGCTGATGCTGTTCGATGTCTGCGACGAAATGGGGGACGACCCAGCAAGGCCCAACGCGGACTGCCCAGCGGCCACGCCCTGCATTACCTGGGGTGAGGTGGCACCAGGGCGCCCGCCGCCCGTGAACGCCCCCACGAGGGCGCCCGCAATGCCCTTGACCAATGCCGCCCCCGCCTTCACGAAGTCGAAGAACGCCCGCACCTTCGCGGTGAGGTCGCCCCACACGGCCGCAATGCCGGTGCCCATCGTGTTGAACGCGTCCAGCACGGCCGCAGCGACCGCCCGCACGATGTCGGCCAGCCCTTGGAAGATTCGACCCAGCACGGGCCAGCGTTCCAGCATCTTGCCCAACAGCGAGTCTTGACCCGCAAGGAACGCCATAACGTCGTCATACAGCAGGGCGAACAAAGTAGCCAAACCCGCGATGACTGCCCCGACCACGAAGAACGGGGCAAAGGCGATGACGACGGCCGCAGCCATGCGGTACAGCGACGGCAAAAGAACCGCCGTGATGACCGTGGCAATTGCCCCAAAGAACCCAATGAAAAAATCTGAGTGCCGGCGCACAAACTGTATGACGGTGGTAAACCCGCCGACGATGCTTGTGACCACGGGCAAGACCGCTTCAGCGATGCCCAGCCACACGGACCGCAGGGCGTGCCGCGCGTCGTCTAGTTGGTCGTTGAACTTCGCGGCGATTTCGCCTTGCTTGGTCGTGATGGACCCTAGTTCTTTGTGCTTCTGAATGAGGGCTTCCAACTCCCGTTTGCCGCCCTGCAGCATCATGATTGTCCCCACGTCGAAGCCGATTTTCTGGCCCATCGCTAGGGATTCTTGCTTGCCCATCGTGGCGAAGGCGTCCGCGATCTGCGGCAGAAAGTCGAAGGCGGTTTTGCCCTTGTTCTTCACGTTGTCAAGGTCTATCCCCATTTCCTTGAGGAACGGGGTAGCGCGTGACTTGCCGGTGGTGGCGGCCATGGCAAGGGACTGATTCAACGCCCGCAAGCTGCCTTGAAAACCTTCGGTCGTGCCGCCGGCTTCTTTCACGGCGTCACTGTATGCGCTGAGTTCTTCGGTAGCCACGCCCAGGGCTTTAGCCGATTCGTCCATTTTGTCGGCTTCCATCACCGACGCATTGAAAGACGCCATCAACGACCGGGCCGCGATGAACCCGACCAACGCACCGCCCAAAGTCTTGATGGAATTGCCCAGGCGTTCGCCCATTTTGTAAGCGGCGTCATCCAACTTTTTAACTTCGTCGGTCGTCTTACGCGCCCGCTTGTCCGATTCGTCAAGGCCCTTATTCAGCTTCGACGCGTCGGCTTCGAACAGGATAAAAAACGAGTCCAGCAAGTTCATTTTTGCTTCCCATGTTCGGCGGCCAAATGCTCGTTATACCGGGTCGTCGCAATGACTTCCCACATGTCCAACAGGTCTTCAAGGTCATACTCTGACCGAAGTTCCTTTAGGGTTGCTTGCCCGCTTGCGAGGACTGCGCCGACGAGGCCGTCAACGTTTGGGAAATCAACTGTTGGGCTTTTTGGGCGATACCCTCGAAGAAAGTCAAGGCCCGCCCGTTCGCGAAAAAACTTACGTTGTACTCCATCATCGCCATTTCAAGGCGGGCCAACGTTTCCCAATCTGGCACGTGGTTGTCCACCAGGGCCTGAGTGGACAGCACCAGCGCCCCGCCGTCAGGCCGCGCGACAGCCACGTGGGCCATTAGCTTGAGCATGACGGTTTCGTTTACCCGGTAGTCGCCTACCTTGGGCATGGCCGAAATGGGGTACTGCGTGATGATTTCGCGGCCCACCGTGGCCGGCAGGCGCGAAATGATGTAGGTATGCTGGCCGCCGTCAAGGTCGGTCAACGTCACTTCTTTGGGCTTCAGAAGATTGGTAGTCATGGCGTATTACGTCCGCGACAGGTTTTCGAACGCGAACATGTAGGCGTTCGACTTCAGGCGGCCAGCGGACGCCACACCGGACCCGGGCGGGCCGTCGGTGATGACGCCTTGGTTTCCGGTCCACACGCGGCCGTCGGGGTAGATCGCCACCAACGTGATGATGTCCCGGGCGCCTTGCTTGCCTTTGCCGACGCGGTTGGCTTCGAACAGGATTTGCATGTTGCGGTCGTCGTCACTGTTCGGGATCAGTGACAGCGTGGCAGCGATTGGGTTCGCCTTGCTCCACGTCACCAAATCGCCGTTGATGCCCATGGCCTTGTCACGAATCTGCATTGACGGCAGGTCGAACGGGTCGGCGTCGTCCGCAAACTGGGTGATGTTGAAACCGGCCGGGAAGGTCACGGACCCGATAAGCCGGACCTTGAGGCCAAAACCTGAAATGTCGTTCATGGTGTATTACTCCGTTTGAAAGTTGCGAAGGTCGGGGCCGGCTTCAAATCAGCACGTGGGTGCCTTCGACGCGGCGGATTGTGTCGTCTTTGGAGTACACCAAGGTGTATTCGGCTTTCCATTCGGTGCGGCCGTCCGTGGTCACGTATGACGACAACACGATGTCAACCCAGTACCCAAGGGTGAACACCTGTTGCCACGCGTCCGGGTCGCCCGTCTGGTTGCCGATGAACAGCTTTTGAATGGTAGTCAAGGGCTTGCCAATGCTGATCGTGCCATTGAACACCGCAGCGTCAATGACCGACTGCAGCACCGCCAGAAGCTGCGAACGGCCTTCGGCATTGGCCGACACCTTCGCCAGCGACAGCAGCAACGACATGATTTGCGCGCCCGCGAAATCCTTCAGCCACATTTCGTTCGTGTACGTGTTCATGTCCACGGGGTCGGTCGCCAATCCGCCCATGACCCCGCGTTGGTAAAACTGGATGAACTGGCCGGCGGTCTGCGTGCGGCCGTAGTAGTTCGCGCGGTTGTCGTCGAACAAGTCGGCCAGGGCGTTGCCGTCCACACTGGGGGTCAGCGTGGCAAGCTGAAACATGTAGTTTTGCACGCTGTTGCGGCGGCTGTAGTTCGTGGCGGCCAGGATCGCAGCGGGCAGCAACTCGGGGTATTCCGTCGCCAGGGGGGAGTACGTCCACGACACACCCGAGAGGCCCCCGAGGGCCGCGAACAGCACCGGGGCGTCGGTGTCTACACTGAAACCGATTGTGTAGTGGAAACGCACGTTGTACGTGTCGTTTTGCGTAGCAACGGCCAGCACCTGGGCGTCGGTCAGTTCTTCAATGAAAGCGAAGGTGCCGAAGTTGTCGGACGCCTGCACACTGTCCACGAACGACACCACGGGTTCTTCGGGGTCCACACCGGGGGAGAACACCGCCAGGGCGCCCCAGCCCAGCAAGTTTGCCAAAGGCGTGCCCACGGCCGCAGCGGTGATGCTGACAGACGACGGGCCGGCTTCGCCCGACACGAGGTTGAAGGTGTTGGAAGGGGCATCGTAAGACACCGTGGCGCCTGTCCAGGCGGTGCCGCCTGCGACAACCGCCCGCACTGCGGTCTGCACCGCCGTGGCGACCGCCGCAAGGCTGGCCGCTGCGGTCAGGTCAATGCCGGTCACGTCGGCCGCAAAGCCGCCCAGGTCAAGGCGGAAGCTGCCCGCGTTGATCGCGGTGAAGGTCGCCAGGGGGGACGCACCGTTGCGCGACCCGAAGATTTTGGCCGACGTTTCCACGTCTGCCCAGCGGCCGAAGCTGATTTTGTTCGGGGCACTGATGTTCTTCGAAATGAACCCGAAGTAAAACACCGCCCGCAGGTACTCGGGGGAGCCCGCACCGAAGTATGACAACACGTCTTCGGCGTTGTCCATTTCAACCACCGTTTGCGCGGGCACGCGTTCCGAAGTGGTGAACAGGCGCAAAATCAGGTCGCGCAAGCGGACCCCGGCGCCACCACCTACGCCCGAGGTGATAGCCACATACCGGCTGAATGAAATCGACATGGGGAAATCTCCTAGAGGTTAAACACGGGTGACACGAAGGTCATACGTTTCGACTTTGGGCACGATGCTTTCAAGCGTTCGCGTATGACAAAACACCACATCAAACGACGGGTCGGCTTCAAACCGGTTCCCTTCGTTCGTGAAATAGGGGTTGCGCACATCCGTAATACGCAGAATCCCCACGCCCTGCGCTTGCAAGGCGGCCCGGCAAGCGTCCGAACCGAGTATACCGGCAGTTATGTCTAGCACATCGCTTGCGGTCAGGGCCATGGGGTCGGCGGGGCGCTGTGGCACCAAGGCCATAAATTGGTAACGCTGTTCATAGACCTGCAATTCTTCGTGTAGAAACGTGCCCAGGGCCGCAGGCGGG